TTAGACATTGTTAGTTAGTCACACCTACAACAGCTGATGCTTCATTAGTATCTGAAGTAGCAACAGCAGTATTTGTACCAATTGAGATTAGAGTATTTCTTAATGGTTTGAATACACTATCATCAGCAGCAGTAGCAGTAATAGTTAAGTATGAATTTCCAGATGCAATAGATTCTGGCAAGAATCCTACAAGATTAACTTTACCTGTAGTTGGTTCATAGTTACCAATACTTGAAATGACAACATTGCCCTGTCTGTCAACTGCCTGTAGTGTAGTTGAATGTGAAGGAGCATTTCTAACTGTACAAGAAATACCATTTACAACAAATCTATCACTAGTAATACTAGGCACGGTCATCAAAGGAGCTTCAATAGCATTAATGAAATTAATTGTATAATCTGTTCTTACAAAAGAACCACTATCTGGGTTTACTAAAGGAGTAAATCTAGCAGACATTTTAATGTCAATATTGGAACCCAAAATAGAAGGATCAGCAGCATCAACTTGCGCTTCAAGTTTAGACTTTCTAATTGTAGCATTAAATTTACCAGAGTTTGCTGCAAAATAGGAAGAGACTGTACTTTGAATTTTACCCTGTAATGCATTTCTAGTCAAGTTTGTTAGAGATTCATTATATCTAAAGTTTGTCACCAAATCCAAGTATATGAATGTAGGTTCAACAAACTCTGCTTCAACACCAACTATAGAAAGTGGATCAGTTAGATTGCTTTTAATCAAAGTCTGTAGAGCTGCTTTTTGAATTGCATTAACATCACTTTCATATACAATAGAGATAATTGTCTTGCCATACTTGGCAGGAATATTGTCTTCACCACCCCAAGCATTAATTGACTTAATACCAGGTACACCGTTAGCAATTACACCCCTATAGTCCCCTGCTGCTACCAGTCTGTTCTGTGCAAGGTAGGAAAGTGGAGCATTTGTGCGAATAGATTCAAGGCTTTCTTTATCTGCACCGAATGCTGACTTAGTACCTTTTCTAACAATAGTATTCAGTGTTCTGTTACCAAATCCAGATACAGCCAATGTAGAAACAGGACTAAATGAACTAGCACCATTTGCTGATAGACCATTTGTTCTCAAATAGGTAATACGAATAACTTCACCATTTACAGGGTTTTTACCTGTAATACCCAAGACACCAAAGTTAAACTCCCAATAACCATTGTATGTTTCTAATGGAAGATAAAGAGCAGTGTCTGCTGTTACACTTGTAATAGCATTACCACCAGAAGTAGCGTTAGCACTAAAGTAAGAAGTAAAGTTATCAGAGTTGATATTATCATAAACCTGAACACCAACTGTAGACAAATCTAGGTTTTCATCGGGGACAACATATACTTGTCTATCACCTGTAATTTCAGCAATAAATGTTTTTACAATCAACTCACCTTCAAATACTCTAATGTAAGGATCACCGAGAGCATCTACAAAAGTATAAAGGTTTGGTTGTAATGGATTTGGATAAGCAGTATGCTCTACTAGCGTTCTAAATGTATATTGTGTGCCATCAACAGTTGAAGTGAACTGTGTTCCAGCGGGCATAGTGATGCTGGCAGGTTTACCTGAACCAGCTCCCAAATCAACTGTTACTGTCAACTGAGCAGTAGATGCAGTCTTTGATCTTGGAATATATCCAAAAGACAGTGAATGGTTTACCAAAGATGTTCTAAGTTGTGCAGTAGGAAGAAATGCCTCATTTAAGGCAAAGTTTGCAATCAAGCCATTTAAATGCGTATTATATGCCAACACATCAAGGATATTAGAAAGTCCAGAACCTTCAAAGTCATAATCTGCAAACTCAGACTTTTGTGCAAAGTATGTCTTTAGAGATGTTTTAATATCATCAAAGTTTAAGTCTGATGAATTGATTGTGGTCGCCATTCTTATCTAATCCTTGATATTGAAGTATCTAGCACTACAAGTTCTTCTGTGTTTACAACTTTGAATTCAACTCTAACCCCCAAATAATTTCTATCAGGATTATCTCTAACATTAACAGAAACTAACTCAGCTCTTGGTTCATATAATTTAAGTGCATCTGTAATAGCATCTTCAATCAAAAAAGCATTTTCTTCATCAGTAAAGTTTTCAAATAATCTAGAGCGAAGGTCTGCACCAAAGTTAGGTTGAAAAGGCTTCTCACCAAAGTTTGTCTGTAAAATTGTTTTCACAGATTGTTTAACAGCAGCAGCATCAGTCTTTTTAAAAATATCACCTGTGGTTCTTACAGCAAAAGTCAAATCCAAATCACTATATTTACGATTTCTCGTAGTGACAATGGATGACTCTAAATTGCCATCTTCTATTGAAAGTGCTTTTGTAACTGCCATTGTACCATTTTTCTTATTATTCTATGTTTTATTTATACTGAAAATACCCAAGTCCATCAGTAATGAAGGTTCTGAAATTAATATCAGTTCTAACTTTTCTCTGATATATTCCTCTATAGTTATTATCAACCTTGGGCATTACAACAATAATCTCTGCATGATAAACTTTATCTTTCTCTAAAATAACGTTTTCATCAAACCTACCAGAGATAGGGTCTTCAACTACAGGGTCTAAACTATCATAGTGTAAAATCAATCCTTGGAACAGATGATTGTCTTTCCAATAGTTTGCAAGTTCAAATGTAGCATAGGCATCATTCTGACCTTTACTATTCAAAACCTCATATACAACTGCCCTACCTTGTGTCTGTAAATCTCTAATGTCTCCAGTTACAAGAGTTTCGCCACTTTGCTTTTTAACTAAACCTTCAGTTACAATCAAACTGTGTTTCTTAAACTTTTCACTATTTCTAAAACCTTCAATTAGAGGAACATGACAATAGAACTGCTTTGCAATCTGCTTGCGTTCACTATTATTTAAATGATTGATAGTTGCTCTAGTTCCCGGTGAAGATACAAATAGAGATAATGGAATACCACTACCGAGTTTGGTGCCTGTGTCAATTTTCTCAAGTTTTATAGGATCATAAATTGGACTTGGTAAAATTCTAGACAAACCCAAATTTTCTTTATATCTTCTGATAGTCGCAGAATTAATCAGTGACTTCTTAGAGTATTTCACTTTAGAGTCTTTACCAAAATATGTTCTCATTCTTTTGGCAATTGAAACAAAGTAATCTTTTCCAATAATATTTTTTGCAACAATAGCACCTACAAAGGTGCCATCATTTCTGTTATTAGGGTCTCTTAGTAAGGCTCTTGCTTGTCTAGTTGTGAGTTTATTAAAATTTACATTTACCATTACTTCCACCCTTTACTTTCACCCAAGTCATAAGCATTAGACCATCCTTGATCAGATAGACTATGATGTTTGTTACCCTTTTCATGATAAGCCATTGCCTTGGACAGTGCAATAGTTCCTGCTTTTGTTTTGGTGTAGTCGGCCACATTCTTACTAGTATCAATACCCTGCGCTTCTAAATTTTTTAAGTAATCAGGAATCCCATTACCATCGGCCCAAGTATCAATTGCAACTGGAATAGGTTTATTTCTGTAGAGCGGCTCTTCTTTCAGCAAAGACATCATTGCAGCAGCACCACCTTCTGGTGTTGCAAATCCTGCAATAGAGTGTCCCCCACCAATTATGTCACTATTTGGAATACGACCGTATTTGTCTTCCCAAGATGAAGGATATATTCCACCCGGATTGTTATATCTCTCGGTAGCAGGGTCATTTGGATCAAAATCTCCTACTCCCGATCTTTCTTGTCCTTTATCATTTAATTTTGTACTTCCTTCAGGAATTTCACCATCTTCAAATGTCTCTGGAGTATCAACAGGGTCAGAAGGAGAAGTTGCACCACCTGTATCAAACCCACCTTGAACACTATTCTTAATACGTTCGTCAACTACAACAGGTTTACGGATACCAACATCATAGGTTTTAGTTTGCCCTTCGGTCAAAATTGCTTCTGTAGGCATAGCAGTCTCTTCAGCAACAGGGTCTGTGCTTGTCATGTATCTTGACCTTTGTGCTGTGCCGATAAGGTCACCATGATATGTTTTACCATACATGACCATATTTTCACCACCAATTGTCCCTTTTGAACCAAGAATAGATGTGCATATACCAACTAGTCTATTTGCTAAAGCAGAACTTGTCATATTTTCTTTAGCAGTAAGTGTCATATGCCTACCAGAGTAAATATCAATATCTTTCTCTGCTGCCATTCTCAAGTAGTTCTTTGCATAAATGTAAGTATTATTCATAGCACCGATAGTATAGTTACCAAGAACAACTTCTGATTTATTACCTTGTAGAGTTACAATTCTATCACCTACAAAGTTTTCTACCTTTTCCTGTTCAATCTCTTCTACCTGTTTACCTTTTGTGGTAACAGTGTAGTTGTTACAAGATACGTTGAAGTCACCTTCTACATTGATATTCAGATTGCCTTTATATGTAATGTCACCATTAGCATTTACAATCATCGTAAAATCATCACCAACCAAATGCACCATTTTACCCACTGAGTTAATAAGCATTGTAGCTTGTTCATCAGCCTTTGGATACATTTCAATACCACTACCATCTTTATGAACATAGGATAGACGTTCACCACCTTGTGTATCGTCATG